GGTCTTGGATAGCTTGGGGTTGGCACCCACGATTACCACGTCCAGTGAGGTTGTATCCAGTACAGTCTCAGTGCCGTCCTCGATGATGCGGAAGCGCGATCCCTTGATCGAGATGCGCGGGAACGACTGGCCACTGGAGATACCAGAGGCAATGCTCTGCGACAGGGCAGAGGGTTGGCCCACCTTGGCGGCAAGGTGCGCGGGGATTTGTACATTTACGGGGATGATATTGCTCATAGGGTCCTCCTTAACGAGCTGTCGGTTTACGAACGTTGATGTCCAGCTTGGTGCCATAAGTCACACCCGGCGGGACTTCGTTGGTAGCCTCGAGGTGCGCACGAACAGCGGTCTTGCTGATGCGCTTCTCTAGCATTTCATAGGCTTCTTCCCTGCGGATGAAGTCCAGTACTGCGTCCCAGTTGGCGACGTTGGCATAGTCGGTGGTCGTCAGGAAGGCCGTGCCATGGTCTGTCTTGAAAGACGTGACGCCATCGGCGTCAGCCTTGGCCTTGAGCCATGCTTCGATCTTGAGCATACTCTCCTTGACGGTCGCCACCTTATCCTTGGCTTCTGCCTCAATCGCTTCTTTCTGAGTACGTAATTTCATGTACGTCTTGATGACGCTATCGACTGTCACGGTCATGTTGTCACTCCGTTGCTTGTTGGATCAGGTCCAGAAGCAGGCCCTGTAGTTTCTGTTTGCTCGACAGCCTTTGGTACATTTTGTACTCAAGGTCGGTGGCCTCTATGTGGACCACGTTGCTGACGTGCCGCTTCCCGATGCGTTCTACCCGCCCGTTAGCCTGAACATACTGCTCGTTGCTAGTGATGGGGCCGTACCATACCACGGTTGAAGCCGAGGTCAGGGTCAGGCCGTGAGCCATCGTAGCAGGGTGAGCGATCAGGACACGCGGGTCCTTACTGTTTTGGAAGTCGTTAAATATCTGGTTGCGCTTGTTGGGTGACACAGCGCCGTTGACAACGGCCGTGGTCCAGCGCTTGGATAACTCCCGCTCCAGCATGTTGAGAGTTCCCGTGAGGGGAACAAAAATAATTACTTTCTCTCCGGCTTCTTCAATCACCTCCTTCACTGCGTTCACCCGTGGTGAACAATCAATCTCAAAGTCCTGCCCGTCGTCGGTGTATGCCACACCGCAGGCAATTTGAACTAGCTTCTGTACCTTCACAGCCTCGTTCACTGCGCTGATGGTGCCGTTACCCTTCTCAATATCAATGACAAGGCGGCGCATCATGGTCTGGTAATGCTTCTTCTGCTCGGCTGTCAGCTCCACCTTACGTGTCTGGATGATCGTGTCAGGTAGGTCAAAGCACTCGTCACGTGTGTAACGTATAGCCGGTTGCAGGATGTTCTTTACAATATCTACGCTCTCTGGCCGCGGCACGAACTTCCACTGCCCAATCTTCATCATCACCTGCTCACGGAACGCCGTGAAAGTACGCGGCGCATATGGGCTACCAATTAACTGGGACAGGGTCCACGCATCAGTGGGATCGTTTGGCGTAGGCGTGCCGGTCATCAGCCACAGGCGCACGTCTGGGTTCTTACCCACCCACTTCTTAAAGTGCTTGTACCGACTGGTCGACGGGTTGCGCAGGACTGCAGCCTCGTCAACTATGACTAGGTCGAACTTGCCAACGGTATCTTCCGAGATGATGCTGAACCCATCATGGTTAATGACGTAGAAGTCAGCCTCGGTGTTGAGCAGCTTCTTGCGGCGCGCCGCAGTGCCGTGAAGCACCACGTGCCTGCGGTGGTAGAAGCCCTTGAAGATCGCGTCACCCCACACCCGCTCCAGTGTTGAGAGCGGAGACAGGACCAACACCTTCTTTATGACGCCGGTCTTAATGAGGTAGTCAGCTGCCCATAGTGCGCTTTGGGTTTTACCTGTACCAATCTCGTTGAGTACAAGGCAGCGGTCCTGCATTGTAAGGAAGGACGCTGTCATTTGCTGGTGCTCGTATGGTGTGAACTGGCCCGGCCAGTCGTAGTAGTGCAGGATCGGGGACGGCGCTGCGATACCTAATGCGCGCAGCTGCTTTACAGCAGCCAGCTTGTGAGGGACGACGACGACGTCATTCCCGCGCACCGCCAGCACCTTGGCCGACGGTACTACCGCCAGCACTTGGGCTGTGTTCTTTAGCTTCAGCACAAGCGCTTTTGCTTTGGGGATTACGAGCACGGATATACTCCCTTACCGTCTCAATGGTTTCGTCATCATAGGCGACAAAGCATTTGCCACCCGCTTTCTCTATGTCCCGCATACACTTCAGCTGAAGTGCTGTGGGCTTCTTGATCTTGTTGGCCTTGCACTCGATACCAACGAAGTGCCCATACACGCACGCTACCCTGTCTGGTATGCCTGCCACACCGAACGGACCGGCCTGTGGGCTATAGAACCAGACCCCTTCGGCCTTGAGAACTTTGTCAAGTTTGTGTTTGACCCGACCCTCAGGTGTCATAGCCATAGCTAACTCCTTGTGTATAGTATGTCAACTTTTATTTTGCAAACTCGCAGAAGTTTTTACACGGGCACCAGCCGCACAGCCCGCTCGGCTTGGCTGGCCAGTTGTCATGCTCGGCCGAACCCTCGATCCGTTTGACCTTGCTCAGGATGCGATGCCAGATAGCGGGCATGTCCGCGTGAGTGTACGTCTCGCTGTCCATCTTCATCTCTTTGAGCCAGACGAACGTGGTCTTGACGCGCTGGACTTCGGGGTAATGCTTAAACACCTGCACCGCGAACAGCTCCAGCTGGTCGAAGTCCGGCCGGCGCTTGCCTGTCTTCCAGTCAAACATGATAGCCTCTGGCCCGCGCCGCACAAGTACGTCGATCTTGGAGCGCAGCCACGCGTCGTCGTCCCACCAGCCTGTGGGCTTGAGGCTGTCGTTGAGGGTCATCTCCTCCTCGACTGTGAGTACACCGCCCTTGGCCGTGAGCTTGATGGCCTCGCAGAGCACGTCGTAGCGGGCAGTCTCGCTGGTCAGCGGAGCGTCCTCGCCCAGCCTTAACTCCAACGCCTTGTGCACACGCTCACCGTAGGCGGTGACGGCGTTGCCGCTATCTCGCACAGACTTCTCGATTCGTTGGTGAAAGTAGTTCTTCGGGCAGTTCTCATACATCTTGAGAGCTGAATATGAATGGCTGAGCTTGGTCATTTGGCTTCTCCATAGTTGGGGCCGATGTCTGCTTCACAGGCCACGGGCAGGTCGAGCGCCCACTTGGGCGGGGTGGACATAACGTCCACCATAAACGCTTTGCAGTCCTCTGCATCTTCTTCGTCCACCACGCAGACGATCTCGTCGTGCACTTGCAGGGCGACGGGGTAGCGCCGTCCGATCTTGGTCATCTGCTCGGACACAACGATGCGGGCCACAGCCTGCGTGATGTTCTCTACCACCTTACCACCATAGAGTTTCGTCCATGTGATATCGGGGGTGGTGTCACCGCTAACCCGCGCCACGATAAACTTTCGGTACACCCTCGCGTCGTTGATGTACTCGAACCCGTGAGCAGCGCCGCGTAAGGCAGGGTATCTAAGGCGCAACCCATTAGGTAGAACGATACCCTCGCTGTCATAAGATACTAGATCACACAGCTCACCGCTCGCGCCAGCCACCATCCCATTAAGTTCGTGGTTGCACCGATTCCAGAACGCTTGGATACGGTTGTACTTATTCCTGTACAACGAAACGATAGTCTTTGCCTCGTTGTCGCCCACCTTCACCGAGATTAACCCAGTGGCCAGTGAGTGCTGAAACTTGGGTGCACCCATACCGTAGCCCAGCCCGAGGATGCAGGTCTTGCCTACATGCCGCTCGACCTTGTCGCCCTTGGTGACAGGGCGCTGGTATACATCGGTGGCGAACTTGGAGTACACATCCTCGCCGTCACGGAAGGACTGTACGAGGTCATCCTGCCCGGCGAGGTAGGCCACCATCCGCGCCTCGATTTGACTGGAGTCACATGCTACCACGCACTTACCCGCAGGTGCTACCAACGCACGGCGCAGCGCGCCGCCTCGCGGTAGGTTCTGTAGGTTCAGCTTGTCGCCACCGCTGAACCGCCCAGTGTGCGCACCGTAGTAGTTGAGCATGATGGGGATACGCCCGCGCTCCGCCACTGCGAGGAAACGTTGGGTGCGGGTCTCCTCGATGGTGCTCTTGGTGCCCAACCGCGCCTCAACGACGGTGCGCACCGCCGCCTTGGGGTGCTGCAGCAAGTCAGTAAACTCTGTGTCGGTCTTGGCAAAGGCGAACGTCTGCTTGCCTGTGGTAGAGCTTAGCTTCATCGGCGGCTCTGCACCTAACGCCTTGAGCAGCGCAGCGAACTTGGGGTTGGACATGAGGGTCTTGCGTGCCTTCGCCTCACCGCCCAGCTTCTCCAGCAGCAGCCGCTTGCGCTCAAGGATAGTAGCAAGGTGGTGGTCTAGTACGTCCGTATCCAGTTCCAGCTGCGGTTCGGTGTACATCCGGATAGTCTGGTCGATGACCAGTAGCTCTGGCACAGGGAACTTACGAGACAGCTTCTTGAACAGCTGGTAGGTAAGGTTCACATCCTGTATGCAATAGTCCGCATAGCTGGCCAGCTGCTCTGGCGTGAAGTCCTCGCGGCGCATACCTTGGGTGCGCATCACCTCGTCGCCCTTTGCACCTAGCCCGTAGTAGGTAGCCAACGCCTTGAGGCTGCCGCCCACTGTCATGTTGTGCAGCGGTCGCGCCATGCTCAGCGTGTCGAACCATAGCTTGGGCTTGATCCCATATAGCCATGATAGGATGGCCCCGTCGAACACGGTGTTGTGGCAAAGGATCGCCTTGTCACTGTAGTCGATGGCGTTGAGGAACCCACCCACGTCCTTACCGGAGTACCAGTCAGGCTCTTGGTTGTTGACCTTGATGGCTACACCGACCACCTCGAAGCGCTCATCGCGTACGTATTCCTCAGTCGTCATCTTGGATAGCGTGAAGTCCTGCGACCAGTAAGTCTCAAAGTCTATTGTCACAATGTCCATGACTTACTCCTCGGCCTCTATGAAGTTTCTAGCGCTTGCCGACCAGAGGCAGAACGACGGTCGCGACTGACCGTGTACGTCAAACACATCTGCCTTAGAAATACGCCCTGCTTTGAACAACCGGTTGAGTGTAGCGTTCGCCGCGCGAGAGGTTATACCCACCGCGTCTGCAACCTCTGCTGTTGTAATGTATACTGGTACGTCAATGACAACTTTGTGTACCTTACTATCTAAGTCAGCGTCCGCTGACCGTACGATGTGCACAGCAAACCAAGGGGTTCGTTCCGGATGGTGCACATTTGGGATCAGGTCTGCAATCACAGCGTCCCCGGCCTTGAGGTCGGCGGAACGTGCCACAGTAGGGGGGATGTAAACTTGGGTGCCGTCGTCAGCACAAGCCCCGAACGCAGAGCCAGACTCTACAGTAAATACGCAAAATATTTTCACAGTTTTCATTTGTATATACCCTTATTTTTATGGTGTTAATTAAGCGGAGGCACGAATCTTGACCTTAGGTGCCATAACTGTCGCAACAGCGGCCTCTAGCGAGTACCCACCCATGTGCCGGAGCGTGGTTATGTCCGCCCGTTGCTGGTCCGTGAAGTCACCCAACAGCGCCCATTCATCATCAATTTTCTTTGTGGCAGCGGCGCGGGCTTTTTGCAGTGCCTCGGCTAAATACTCACTGCGGGGCCGAGCCTTAAACCGCTGCCCCGTTTCCCGTTCCCACCGTTGCGCAGTCTTGCGATTGATACCAAGATATAGCGCCGTCTCGTTTTGCCCCATGCCCCGGTCAAAGCACGCTTGGAGACCTTGCGCGTGGCGGCTCATTCCACCACCCCCCCAGACATGGCGCGGTGGTATCGTTGTTGCGCTTGTATGTGCGTCCAGCCCTGCACCTTGGCGATCTCTAAAAGCATTTCGTAGTTGCCCTTGGTATCAATCAAGCGCCCGCTAAGGCTTAGGTCTTTCGGCTTCGGTACGGGGGGCGGCGCGGTTCTGTAGTGGGTCGCTTGGTTGCGCGGCTTAGACAGCCCGGCGCTCCTCACGATTTCGCCAATCGAACTGATAGCCCGACCTGTCGCGCAGGCTATCTCGGCGTAGGTGTATCCATCGTGGCGCATTGCCACGGTCTTGGCCCGCTCCTCGTCCGTCCAGAACGTGCCGCCTCTGGCACCCCCTGCCATACTGCGCTTAGGGTAGCCACAACGCTTTGCCAGTGCCGCGATTGCGTAGTCAGATACGCCAGCATGTGCAGCGATGGTGCGCTGTGCCTTTCCTGCGTCCCACATTGCACGGATTTCTGGCGTGTCATGCAGCTTTAAGCGCCGGCCTATGAGGTGCGTTCGCTTAGGGAGCGACATTTCGCGGACAACTTTGCGCATTGTACGTTCGGAGACTTGCATCGCCCGTGCGATTACTAGAAGCGTCTGGTCTGTCGCCCACCACTTGCGCACTTCGTCTTGGTCAATGTCGGCTGATATTGCGAATGGGCGTGCTGATTTTATTTTCATTTGGTTACCCTGCGTCATAGCAGCACCACGGCGGCGGCTATGGCAAGCGCAAACACAACGGTGCAAGCGATCAGGCATAAAGCACCACCTATGACAGCGGCGTAAACTTCTGCTTTGTATTCATTAGGGGTCATGCTGCCACCCCCACGACTGGCGCGTCGGCAACAAGGGTGTCGTAGTTTCGTGTTAGAATAATAGTCATTGGTTCTCTCCGGTTGCTTAATAATAACTGTTTTACTTGGGTGAAAGATTAACACGTCGGCTCTTCTACCATCTCCACAAGGCGTTGCAGGTGGTGAACAGCTTTCTTGATATCCTCGATACCACCCTTCTGCCGCTCACGTGCGAGGTACGCAATCGCTACCCCCTTGTGGTAGCCACGGTACTCCTCTGGTGTGAGCCACGCTTCCATCGCTTGCCATGGCTGCACGCCCATGTCCTTGTAGTGGCTGCCGCCAACCTGCGTGTTTAACGTGTTCTCAAGCATGGCTTTCTCCTCTGCCTCTCGTATGAATACTTCTCGTGGCGTACCGATCCTGTTGAGCAGGCCCTGTGCTAAGGATTCAGGTACATCGCAGAGGTCACGTAGCTCCGCTGCTGTAGCTAAGTTGTTACGTACAAGGCACTGCCATACTCTATCTTCGTCGCTCTCACCCCACGGTGTAGGCGTGAGCGTAACTTTTCTACTACCCATTATGTTCTCCTGTGTTGTAGTATAGTATGTATATTATGTCAAGTTGAAAGGCGGCGGCGCGTCGCGGCAGTGATAAGTCTGTTGAGCTGGTCTTCTGTACCCAACATCAGGTCGCTAGCGTACAACAAGGGTGAGCCAGCATCGCCGTCTATATCCTCCAGCCCCTCCCAGCAGTCTTCGCACAACCACTTGTTGTTGCGCGCGGCCCACGCTACACACTCAGGCGGGTGTCCAGCCATTTCAGGTGCGTTCTCATAGCACGCGTCACACCTAGCCCACATCTCAGGTATCTTCATATAAGTCCTCCACATCCTCGTCTAACTCATTGGCCTCGATGGTATCCCACACCGCATCGTCACTGGTCAGGTGGTCGTGCTCAGCCGCCAGCTTACGATAGAGGTCTTGCATGTAGGATCGCCACTGCTCGATCACGTTACTCTCGAGCTCCTCGACCTCATCCTCAAGCGGCCCGTCCCATGTATCCACGATCTGCTCATGGAACTCCGTCGGACACTCGACCATTTGGTAGAGCGTATCGTGGTCAGTGCTGAAGCTGGTGCAGCGCTCGTGGTAGTAATTACCGCTCTGCTCACACGTGACCCAGACACTGCCGCCGTGCTTCATCAGCTTGCGGATCATGGGGTACTGGTCCTTGTGGTGGTGGTCGAGGTAAACATCCAGCGAGTTGAACCCACCCGCGAAACAGGCCCCGTCGCCCTGCGACGAGAACCCCGAGAAGTAAGTACGTTCTAACAAGATACCGACCTCTCGCATGTCCTTCTTGAAGTCTGCTTCCACGGGGTCCCACCAATCGTCGTACTCGACGTTAATGTATCTGTATTTCTCCAGCAGGCTTGCGCGCTGCTCTGACGAGACCATCTTCTCCGATCCAGACATGTGCTTCTCCCTTTGCTACGTCTACCAATATTTCCTTGAGCAGGTCGTTCTCCTCAAAGCAGTCGTTTGACTTCACCCTTGCTCCGGTCAGTGTGAGGTGGGCAGAGGCCAGCCTCCTGTCCACATTGACAAGTCTCTTTATTAGCCTAGTCACAACGCGTTGCTGGTATATGGTCCAGCAAATGGCGACCACGAGGGTCGCCATCAGTACAAGTGTGCCTATCATTCCATCTCCACGATCTCGCCGAACGGCGCGCTTGTTGCTCCAGTCGTCACCCACAGCACAGGGCAGGCAGGTGCGTCACCGAAGTCGCAGCAGTACAGGTCGGTGAGGAACACAATACCAGCAGGGTCGATACCTTGCTCCTCGATGTGCTTGAACACAGGGCTGAACGCCGTACCGCCACCGCCACGTGGGTTGAACTCAAAGTCACCGTCACGCTCGACGGTGTCATGGGCACAGACATCGTGGCTAAAGAAGATGAAGTGTATCTTAGACGGCTTGCCATCCTCGAATACCTGCCGACACTCCGCTGCGTACTGGTTCTTCTCGGCGTCACTGATCGAACCAGACATGTCCACGGCGAACACCAACTCACCGAGCACCTCACCACTGGTTGAGGGCATGTATAGTCCTTGGCTCAGGAACCTGCGGTTGGGTCTGGCGAAGGTACGCTGGTCGTTCTTGGCCTTCTGCACGAACCGTTGCAGCACGTCGCGCCAGTCCACCTTGGGCTTGAGTACCTCGTCGACGAGTCGGGCCATGTTGGCGCTCAGTTTACCCATCATCTTGGCAGCCTGCGCCGCTTGGGCCACCTTGATCTTCCACTCGGCAGCCTCTTGAGCCTGCTCAGCTTGGCCACCCTCGCCGTCCTCAAGGTCGTTACCAGTACCGCCGGCACCATCACCATCACCATCACCATCGGTGTCTGGCAACAGGTTGTATATACCATCGCTCGTGCCACCGCCGTTGTTGTAGATGGTCGGGTCAAGGCAGCCACCCTCGATGAACTTACCAATGCCCTCGTCAACAAGCAGCTGGTTGATGACGTAGTCCGCTGCCTTGTTCCACTTCTTGGGGTCACGAGCACCACGTCGGTAGTTGTGCTCCAGCATGGGGTGCAGGCACTCATGGGCCACAAGGAACTTGAGTTCCTCGTCAGTCAGCGGCTCGATAAAGTCGGGGTTGTACAGCACACGCTTGCCATTGGTAGCTGCCGTAGGGATGCTGTCGCTCAGCGACATGGGCATGTTGAGTGCCACGCTGCCAATGAAGGGGTGCTCTAGGATCAGGCTGGTCTTAGCCTTGCTCAGTCGTTTCATAAGGTCCATTATTTTTTCTCCAGTTCTTCAATTAGTCCACACACTACGTCTATGGCCGTGTGTAAGTTGTCGATCTTGGTGACCTTGCAGCCGTAGTGTGGCTGCTTGGCAGCGGACACTGCCTGCCTCAGTCTGGCCTTGACATACTCCTTATCAAAGGGGGTCATCGGGCTCCCTCCCTCTTTTTGTGTCGCTCATAACTGGCCCGTATGTCGTCGGGCCACAGGTCCAGTGGCACGTCGGTCAGTTTCTCACGGGCCACCTCCTCACCATCCAGCTGGACAGCGAAATCTGTGCCTTGCCAAGGGGTGAACATCCTGCCGCTCTCGTAGACACGAACAGCCAGCTTGCCCTTGATCTGGTTGGGGTGCACACCGACCACGTTGGCCAGCATGTACGCCCGCTTGAGTTTGCGCAGCAGTTCGACCTTCTTAAGTTCTAGTTCGATCAGTTGGTCCATCTGCTTGAACAGCTTGTCAGGTAGCTTCACTTCAGTCCTCCCATGAAGACTGCCATTCTGGCAGCAATTTCGTTGGCCTCGTCGATCTTGGTCTGTCGGAACGTGGTGTTCATCACAACGCTGTCCTTACTCAGTCCGGCCAGCTTACCTTCGACCTCTTGGCGCATAGACTCGAGGTTGGGGTCGTCCATGACGTTGAGCCGTGGTAGCAACTCACACAAGTCAGTCACATGCTCCAGAGTGCTCTCATGGAAGCGAGCCTTGGGGTCGTCCAGCTTGGACAGTCGGTCTGCCATGTGGGTGACCTTGTCGTAGAGCCGCTGCCATACGTCCTGCATAGCCTGCTGTCCGGCCTGTTTGACACGGGCTGTGACCTCTTGCTGGATACGCTCCAGTTCCTCATCGGCGATGTTGACACGGAAGTCGCCGTTGGGGACAGGCATGACCTGCATATCCATCTTGAACTTGTCGGTAATCTCGCTGACGTCGGGGTAGTCCTCGGCCTTGTAGCTGGACCCAAGGAACCGCTGGGCATCGAGCACCAGCTGTGGATAGGCAGGCACAAACTGCTTGATGAGGTACTCATACTCGCTGCGTTCCTTGCGGAACTCAGTCATAAAGGTGAGGTAGTTGGCGGTCGGTAGAATCTGGATACCCTTGACGCCCCAAGGCAAGGTGTTCTCATAGAACTTGCCACGGATCAGGCTGGCCTTGGACTTGATGCTGTCCAGCAGGTCACACATAGGCAGCAGGCTCTTATGGCTGCGGATCGACCCAGACAGTGCCCCCTTGGCACGGGTTGTCTCGGTGCTGATCTCCTTATCCAGCTTGTTGGCTGACCATGTGGAGATGCTGAGTTGTACGAGGATCGCTCGGTCGTTGAGTTTCATTATATCAGTCCTTCTTTAAGGTTGGTGCGGCTCCGGTCAGTCGGAGATACGCTTGATAGGCCAGCACTTTGCGTGCGTATCTGCTGGCGACGAACTGGTCCCACGTGGTGGGCTCAGTGGTGTACACCGCGTAGCCGGTGCGTTTCATACGGGCCTCGGTCCAGTCCCTAACGAGACTGCCGAGTTCGTCGGGAGTGATCTGTCCACTGGCACGAAGCCAGTGGACAAACGTCGGCCTCTTGGGCACAGCCATGCTTAGAAAAGCACGTCTTGGTGTGCCAATGCCCAGCGAGTAAAGGCCTGTGTGTTGGCCAGACCGGGTGTCTTGCGGACAGCATGGGAGATGCTAAGGACCGAGAACTCGGCAGGCATACGGCCGGTGTAGGTCACAAGACGTTCCAAGTTAGCCTCGGTGGCACGGTCAGCCAAGGCACCGGACAAGGCGTAGAGTGTGGCCGGGTCAGTCGGTACCTCTGCCGTATCGGGGTTGACGAGGATAGCATCGGGGTTGGGCAGCTTACGGTAGATACGCACAAACCCAACAAACTCAGCCGCTGCACCCTCACCAACGGCGCCCTTGAAGCACTCATACTCAGCCTCGGCTGGCACGTTGCCAAGCACTGCACTGACACC